CGAATGTGGTTCAGGGGTATATTTCGGACGGGCCTGCCCGGGTTGTTCGGATACGGTCGATTTCGTACGGCGGGGCTTGATTGCTGCGCGGGCGTGCGCGGCGTGTTCGTTCGTGCAGCCGCAGGACGTTGCCCACCCTTGCACCAGGCTATCGGAGCGCACCACAACATCTTGCAGGCACTCGCAGAAGCATTCCCAGTGCTGGCCGCGCCCCTTCGATCCTTCAGGGCGCGGCGCCGGGCCAACGACTAGCAGCTTTCCGAACGTCTTGCCGGTCAGGTCTTTGACGTTCGGGTGCATGGCTACTGCTCTTTGTTGAATGTGAAATTGAACGAGATATCGACAGTGTCGCCGGGCGAAATTCCGCGCAGCGCTGCCTCAATGCTCACCTTGCGACGCGCGTGGGCCGCGTCCAACTCTGCCAGCACCGCAGCGAGGCACTCGGGCGTCAAGTGATCGTCCTCGCCGAACTCAGGTTTCGTCTTGAGCGTAGCCATTACTTCTCCAGCGGTTGCACGCACACCCAGCCGCCAATGCTGCGCGTGAGCACGCCACCGCGGGCGTCACACTCGCGCTTCTCGCCCCACGCATGCACCGCGAGCACGAGCAGGATGCCGCCAACGATTCCAGCGCCGAAGTAGCCCATTACATGCCCGTCCGGTCAAGCTGGTCGTACGGCACCGGCAGCGTGATAACGTCGGGCTCGGAGCGCACCGGCAGCACCTTGCCGTCCTTCGTGAGGCACAGCATCAGCGTGCCCTGCGAGCTATTCGGCGAGTACAGGCCGTTCGGGTCCTGCTGCGCCAGCACAGCGCTCGCGATGCCGCTGTTACCGGACGTTTCCCACTTCACCATCGACGGGTTCGTGTACTGCGTGGCCTCGTTGAAGCCGTAGCCCTGCGAGCGGCAGATCGGCACGAGCTTGCCCGTGTAGCCAGAGAACAGATAGCTGTACGTCACCAGGTTCGGTTGATCGAACGCTTCGAGAATCGACTTGAACTGGCGCTTCTGCGTCCAGTTGATGATGTTCGCCGGGCCCACGGCGGCCATGCCTTCGGCCTGCGCGCGGGCCTGCTGCGCCTGCTCGCGCTGGTTCGCGGTCGGCGGCGAATCGGCGTTGCACGACTCGGCGGTCAGCACGAAGAACGCGCCCACGGCGAGCGCGGCGACGGCGAGGGGACGGCGATAGATTTTGTTCATGTCTTAGTTGAGCGATTGACGAAACGATTGAACGTCTGCGGGCAGGTCGCCGCAGGTGTACGAGTCCACTTCCTGCTTGATGCGGTTTGCGAGCACTTCACGGCCGCCAGCATCGGCTGAGCGGTACTGGTCCATGTACTGACGTACCTCGCGCGCCAGACCGTCCGTATGGCTCGCGGAGCACTCGAACGTGTCGTGGCGCACCTGCTCCTCGCGCGGGGCGTAGTGCGAGTTCATGCGCAGCGCGAATTCGCGGCCGCCGATGGTCAGCGCGGCGAGTGCGATCACCACGCCGACGGTGGCGAAAAAGCCCTTCAGAAACTCCATAGGTCCCTCTTGTGGTTAGTGAAGCGGTGCGGGCGTGCGGCCCGGCAGTTTGTTATTCGGCGGCCACGGGCGCGGCCAGTGGAACGGCTCGCGCGGGGTCTGCGGCGTTTGAAGCGGGATCATTTCGGCCATGGCGTGAATTCCCTTGCGACTTCCGCGAGCGGGCGCGCGGGTTGGTAATGCACCTTGTAGGCGACGATGTCGTAGTCGTGCGCCATGGAGTCCCATGGGCCAGGCTTTCCCGGGTCGATGTGGTTCCAGCGGAACGTTTCAGCCTTGCGCGGATCGGGCTCGCGGCCACCGCGCAGACGCACACTCACGGTCTCGCCAGCCAACAGCGGACACCGGCCGCCGTTGTGATCGGTCCAAGGCTCATCGAGCAGCCAGTCGATCCACGCGATACGCGCGGCGCGCCGCGCCTTGGGGTCATTGGCAATATCCTCGCGGCCAGCGCACGACTTGAGCCAGAACTCAAAGCCGAAGTGGCCTTCGAGCGACTTCATGATGAACTCGCGCAGACGCGTGCTCGCCTTGGCGACAAAGTCCGTATTCTTTCCGCGCATGTTCGCAGCAGCCAATTGCAGCGCGTAGCAAATGCGATGCGTGCTTCCGTTCGCGAGGCGCTCGCGGGCATCGATCAGCAAGTGGCGCTCGATTGCGTTCAGTGCCATCAGATCACCCCGCACTTGCACAGGACGATTGCGACCAAGCAGCCCAGCACAGCGCTGGCGACGCACGCACCAAAGGCCGCCCTACGGAACTCGGCGAGGGCCTCGCGACGCGCGCGGGCCTCGTAATACTCGCTGGCTGACTTCACTTCGGGCTCCTCATGCGGACGGTTGTTTGCGCGGCCAGCATCGCCGGGTTGCGCCTCGTAATGTCCACCGCGTCGGCGATCGCGCCAGACTCGGTGAATGCCTTGCACGTATGCACGAGCTTTCCTTCGCGGTCGTACACGTACCACCACTGCTGCTTCGCGTTCATGCCGCTTCCCTCTCGCGGACCTCGGCCTTCAGGTCTTCGTGGTCAACGCCGTAGATCATCGCGACTTCGCGGCGCGCGCCCTCTTCGTGGAAGCCGCCAGCCTTGCCGAGAAGCTCGCCGGCGGCGTTGTAGACGTAGAACGTGCGCCAGCCCATCGCAATACGCACAGCCGGGCGTTCGCTGTATTTCGTGGTCACGCGCTTACTCCTGAATCTCGACCGGAAGGGCCTTGACGATTGCGATGGCACTGTCCTTGTGCGCGTTATCGAGCGCGGTCGCCTGACTGTCGAAGGTCCTCGCGAAGTTGCCCGGGTCCTGCCCGCGATCGGTGTTGTAGCGCGACGCGTAGACGTTCAGATACACCGTGCGCACCTTCGGGGCCATCATCAGGTCCTTAACGGACTGCGAGCCCTCGAATTCACGGCCATCCAGCGAGAACGAATAGCGCTCGCCGTCGATGATGGCGCAGCACGGATACTTGCCCTTGTCGGTCTCGAAGTGGATGAACTCGGTCACGACGCGGCCGCCGCGCGTGACAAGCGGATCGCCGCTCTTTGCGGCATGGAGATTGAATGGCTTCACTGGGGGCCTCACTTGGTTTGAAGGCAGGACGGGCACTGCGGCACGGTCGGCGAGTTGATGCGGCCGCACGCCGGGCACTTCCAGCCGGTCGGGATGTGCTGCTTGGGGGTTGCCTTTTGCAGGGCGTCGAAGCCCTTCGGCGTTTCATCGATACGGAACATCGCGGGTTCTCCTGTTAGGCAGAATCCACGGTTCGGAAAGGGATTCTGCGCCACGGGTTGAATCTTACTCTGCGTGTGGCGCAGATTCAAGAGGGAAAAACTACTTTTTGCGGCTCAGGAACCGCTGCTGCTTCTGCTGGCAGGCCACGCATAGCGGCCGGTCCCGCGGCGTCTCCTTCGGGCAGCGCAGGCACTTGATGAAGCCGTAGGTCCACGAGCCCGGCCCCGCGTAGGGACGACTAAAGCGGCGGATGCGCATCATGGCTGATCGTTGTACTTCTGGCCGCAGTGCGGGCACGTCGGGCGGTCGTCGTCCTTCGGCTCGGGCTCAGGGTCAGGCTCGCCCGGGTCGATCAGGTCCTGAATCTCGTCCGCGCTGAAGCCGGTCAGTTCGAGATCCACGCCGAGCGCGCCGAGTTCGAGAATCTCCAGCTTCAACGTCTCCAGGTCCCAGCCGCCGTTCAGCGTCAGCTTGTTGTCCGCGATGATGTACGTGCGCTGCTGCTGCTCGGTCAGGTGCGACAGATCGATGCACGGAACGCGCTTGATGCGCAGGGCAATCGCGGCGAGGCGACGGCCGTGCCCGGCGAGGATGCGGTTACCCGGGCCCAGCAAGATCGGGTTCGTCCAGCCGTGCTCCTTGATGGAGCGCGCAATCTGCTCGACCTGCTCCTCACTGTGCGTCCGCGCATTCTTGTCGTACGGCGCGAGCGCGGCCACGTCCACGAAGCGCGGGATGATCAATTCGACGTTCATGCTTTCACCTCATCAGGCAGGATGCGCGACAGGCCATGCAATGCATGCGGGCCATCGAGGAACGTGTTGACGAGCCAATAGCCGGGCGGGATGCTCCAGCCGGTCCTCACGATCAGGAAGTCATAATCGACCGTATAGCCCGCATCAGCGTCCAGCAATACCCACGCATGCGGCCTGCCGTCCTGAAGGTCTATGCGCGTCGCCATGGCCCCGGGCGGCAGCCGCAAGATCGTCGGCTCGCCAATGCGGCGCAACTCAAACTTGTGAATCGTCAACTTCAAAGAAAACCCCTTCCCAGTTCGTTGTTCAGATACTGCTGAATGCGCTTGCCGATCCAGTGCATGACCGGCACCGCCATGCTGTTCCCGATCGCCTTGTAGCGCGGGCCATCGGCCGCAGGCTTGCCGCGGTGAGGCACGAGCGTGTAGTCGTCAGGGAAGCCCTGCAAACGCTCGCACTCGACCGGCATGAGGCGGCGCACGGCGAAGCCATGCGGCGTGATCGGCTGCCCGCGCCCCGTGCCATCCTCGCTCGCGTCGAAGCCGTCGGCCTTCAGCGTGTGCGTTATCTCGCCAGTGACACACACAGCCACGCATGGCGCGGCGTCCCCCTTCCCGGTCTCTCCCGCTTGGGATGTCAGCGCGCTCGCAACCTCGCCCATGTCGCCGCGCCCGTTGCGCGCGATGCGCGGCTGAAATCCGTATGCCTGCGTAACGAGCGTCTCAGTCTCGTAGTCCAGGCGCCCCATGCCGCCCGCGTTCAGGCAGTGCGACACGTCGCCCGTGCTCGCTACTGGCTGCACGTATCCGCTACAGGCTTCGTCTGTTCCAGGGAAGCCACCTGCACCAGTGCGCGATGCAAGAGTTCCGGCAGCTTCCTGCCCCGGTTCGCGGCGCGGCGCAGAATCCCGGCGCACGCCGTCGAACTCAAAAAGTACTGCGGAGGGATCGAATCCTTTACGAGCACTTGCGACAACGAAGACACGCTTGCGTTGTTGGGCCAGACCTGTGTATTGGGCGTCCAGCGTGCGCCATGCGACTGCTCTTTTGGGTCCAAACACACAACCCGCGAGCGACCATTTTTTCCCTGCTGGCTGGAGCGGCTCATCTTCGCCGGCAAGCCCCGCAAGGAAGCATCCAAATGCGTTGTCCTTTGTTGAGAGGACGCCCGGGACGTTTTCCCACACTGCGATGGCGGGAGGGAGTCCAGATCGTCCGCGAATAAAGTCGATTGCATCCAACAACCTCATGTAAGTCAGCGTCAACTGGCCGCGCTCGTCATCCAGCGCCTCGCGCAGGCCAGCAAGGGAAAACGCCTGGCACGGCGTACCGCCGACCAGTACGTCAGGGGCGGTCACGTCGCCCGTCAGGATGGCGCGCGCGATCAGGCGCATATCGCCCAGGTTCGGCACGGCCGGATAGCGGTATTTCAGGAGGGAGCACGGGTAAGCCTCGATCTCGGAGAACCACGCGGCCTTCATGCCGAGCGGCTCCCATGCCACGCTGGCGGCCTCGATGCCGCTGCACACGCTCCCGTAATTCAGGTGGGAAGTCATTTCTTGGATTTCGCGTCTCGTTGAATTGCTTTCTTCAGTTCGGCCGCCGCGATCGCGCTGGCCTTCTCGCCGTGCCTCGCCTTGACGCTGGCGATGATTTCCTCGCACTGGCGGTAGTCCCGGCGCTTCCCGGCCGCCACAGCGCTGTTAAACCGCGCTAAGCACTCCTCACGGCTCCGGTTCCACGCCTCCTCGCGTGCCGCCACTTCCGGGGGAACGGCGGGCCTCTCGGTCCACATGGTCAATCCTCAATAATTCTGCGGCCGAAGCATAACACGTTCTGCGCCTGTTGCAGATTAGACCCCGCAAAAAACCATGCGGACGAAAACGCTCGCTTCCGCACATAGCACTGCGGCCTGTTCGAAAAATACCCTTGACAGATTCTGTACAGGGCGCAGAATGCGAACACCCATTCCGAACACACGAGGAGCACCATGAGCCGTACATTCGTCTATGCACGCGTCAGCACCGCCGACCAGACCACGGCGAACCAGGCTGTAGAAGTAAGCGTCGCTGGCTTCCAGGTAGAAGCACATCGCGTCGTCTCCGAGTGCGTAAGCGGGAGCGTTCCGGCGCGCGAGCGGAAGGAGTTCGTCAAGCTGCTCGACCGACTGGAGGCGGGTGACGTGTTGATCGTGACGAAGCTCGACCGGCTTGGCCGTAACGCCATGGACGTTCGCCAGACGGTTGAAGACCTCGCAAAAATGGGCGTCCGTGTCCACTGCCTCGCGCTGGGCGGTATCGACCTCACGAGCCCGGCCGGCAAAATGACCATGGGCGTTATCACGGCGGTCGCGGAGTTCGAGCGGGACTTGATCATTGAGCGCACGCAGGCGGGCCTTGCGCGCGCCATAGCGGAGGGCAAAAAGCTCGGGCGTAAGCCCGCACTCAGCGCCGAGCAATCCGCCATCGCTCTCAAGCGCCTTCAGGAGGGCCACGCTCGGGCCGCAGTAGCCCGCGATCTCGGCGTCAGCCGTGCCACCCTCATTCGGCTCGAAGCCGCCGCGGTCTGAACTAGCTTCCAATCTTCACCCCCTGCTGTTGATGGACGATGATCGTCGCGCCGGGGGCCTGCGGCCGCGTGCCTGTGCTGGGGTCCAGCGCGAACGCGGCCCGCTCCCCGTCCTGCAACACCTTCAGCGCCTCGCATACGGTCTTCGCGTAGCGCGCCGACTCCAGTGAGCCCTTCTTCCCCCGCATCCTGATTGCGTCGTACACCAGCGCGCGGGCGTTGTTCCATTCCCTCTGCTGCCGCTCGATCAGGTCGGCCCGCTGCTTCGTCGCGCCATCGAGCACGGTCACGGCGGCCTGCTCGGGCGTCTGCGTCAGGTCGATCGGCGCGAACACGGGTTTCTGCTCGGCCCGCATCGGCTCGGGATTTTGGGCCGAGTAAACGCTCGGCGCCTGCCCTTCTGCCTCTTCGGCATTTTCTGTAACTTTTGCGCGCCTCTCATCAACGATTGAATGAGCCGCCTGCTCAATGCTCAAAGCGCGCAGGCTTTTCTGCCAGCCCTCGCGATCGGCCCGCTGCTTGATGGCTTGCCTTGTCATGCCTACCTGAGCGGCCAACTGGGCATAGTTCAGCGCAGGGTCCTCCTCCCAGTGTTTGCGGATTACGGCCCATTCTTCAGGGCTCACCTTCTTCGCGGCCATGTTGTCGCCTTGTTGCCTGTAAATCGGATGACAACAGTTTCGGGTCACGACAACGACAACGAGCGTAAACGGCGACAACGGACGACAACCGGGCGCGGACAGAATCCCTTGTCGAAATTGAGGAACGTAGGTAATTCCCCTCGACAACAAATTCTGCTTTTTCTGTAATTTTCTGTTGACATCGTTCTGTGCCATAGGCAGAATACAACCCATGGCAGCACACAACCGAAGCGAGGCAGACATGACCAAGACCACCGCCAAGTACCAGACCATCAAGTACAGCGTGAAGATGGACCGCGAAGAAAAGCTCGGAGTCTGCTTGTGGCTGGGCGCAGCGGCCCTCTCGCTGGTTGCCGTAGTCGTAGGCGCACTGCTCGCCTAACCCTCTCACTCCCCGGAGACCAGACCATGAAAGTCGTAGCGACAAAGCAAATCGCAGCAGGCGCACGAGCCCAAGCACTGAAGGCCATGGGCAACATGTTCAAGTGCACGCCTGAAAAGGCCGCTGAGCGCATGGCTCGCCCGAATCCGAAGTACAAGCCGTACCGCGTCGCCTTCCACAACCTGGTCGATGCAGCTATCACGCACGCATTCAAAGCCACGGAGCAGGCGAACATGCCTATCGCACCGGCTCACTGGTCGGCAGTCATCGGCAAGGATGCCGCGCGCATTCACGCCACCGATAACGACGGTCGCGGCGCATTGGTCTCCTACTGGGCACCGGGAGCAACGGCATGAATCGCGCTAAGCAAGCCCTCCTGAACCTGTTCTACGTGGGCGTGACGGGCACGATGCTCGGCTCGTTCCTGTATGCGGCGCTCGGCGCTGGCGTCTCTCACCTGACTCACTGAGGCATCCCATGAATTTCGGTGCAATCAACCTGGCGCGGCGTAACGCACAAGACACGGAACTCGCCGGGCGCATCAGTGACGAGGCGCGCATCGCGACCGAGTTGCAGCAGCAGACGGGTTGCACGCGCACTGAAGCGCTGAAGGCCGCAAAGCTGGCGCTCGCGAAGTGCCGTTTCAGCACGGCGGCACCGGGCACTGCGGCGGCCATGAAGGCAGGCCCGACCACGATCAAGAGCACGAACGACCCGACGTTCATCGAGTACTGGGCCCGCGAGGCCGACGCGCGCAATCGTTGCGACGTGTTGAATCGCGGTCTCGACCACCCGGCGTATTTCATCGCCTAGCAATCTGCCTCATAAGTAGACTCTCCCCTCAACCACTGTAGGAGAAGCAAAAATGCCGATCGTTTCCGACCTTATCGACCTGTTTCGTGCGCCGTCCCCCGAGCGGCAAAAACAAAAGCACCTGCGCATCGCTCGCCTCGAACTCGAAGAGGCTGAAATCGGCGTCGAAGACTATGTGGCGCGCCGCGAGAAGCTGAAGGCGCGCGTGACTCGCCTCGAAGCTGACCTCAACCACGGTCGCCCGACACGCAGCAGCATTCAGGCACCCTGCCCGGCCCCGGATCGCACCAATGTCGGCGCTTTCACGGTTCCCGACGCCCGCATGCGTGGCGCTCAGGCATAACGCGTGCGGCGCGCGCAGGCATAACCAACAACCATAGGAGGCGACGACCATGAATGGACGCCGTAGAGAACAAATCACCGGGGTTTACCCGGGGCAGTACGCCGTGGGGGAGCGCAAGAAAGCCGACATCCCTGTCACGGCAGAAGGACCCGAGGGTCCGGTCGTGGTCGGGCGCTTCCCGATCTCCAAAGCGGTAGACGCGGACTCGCAGGCGAAGGCGTACGCGGCCCTGCCGCACATGATCGACTTCCTGCGCAACGTGGCGCGGCACAGCGACACGTACGGCGGGCAGGCGCTCTCGATTCTGGCGACGGCAGGTGTAGACGCATGAGGCTTCACGGTTGCCACAACCTGCCACGCGACCCGAAGCCGTTGCTCGTTCAGGACGGCTGGGTCGAAGCGGGCTTCCACTCCCGGGACACCGGGAAGCGCGAAAAGGTCCGCCTGCCGCGCATGGTCGAAATCCCGTTCGTGAACTCGACCGAATGCCGGCACGACAAGCGCACGACGGACCCTGGCTGCGAGGGCTGCACCCATGGCAAGCAATAACCCGCACACGAGCATCTACATGCGCGGTCTCTACGATGGTTTTCGAATTGGAAATGAGGAAGGCATGACCCCGAGCAAGCACAAACTGATTTTGAAGCAGCAGACCGCAGTGGCTCAGAAGGTTTTCGAGCACGTTTCGCCCACGAGCGCACTCACCACCGAGCAAATCAGCAGTTCGATCGTGCGCGAAGCGAAGTTCCGCGTCGAAATGAAGACGCTTTCAGGCGTTCTGGACTCCCTGAAGGATTCCGCGCTCGTGAAGGAAGGCCCGCGTGGATCGTGGACGCGCGTCGTACCGCGTGAGCCCGTGACGCTGCCCGAACCGGCCCTGCGCACCGAGCGCGCGAGCGCCGCGGAGGAGCTTCTGCCGGGCTCGGCCGATGGCTCGATCACTCCCGTCCTCGTGGAGGAGCTGCGCGAGATCGACGCAGCACTCGGCAAGACGCCTGCCCAAACCTTCGGCGACATGGCGACGGCGCTGCGCCTGAAGGGCCAAGCACTGATCCGCATGGCCGACGACATGGATGCGGCCGCGCTCGATTTCGAGCAGCGCATTGAGGACGCCGAGAAGCGCCTCGCGCGCTTCAATCAACTGAAGGCGCTCCTCACCGAAGCCTGACCGGACGCCCCGCTTCGGCGGGGCAAATTCCCCATATTCGACAAGGATTTTTAGCCATGACATCCCTGAAAGATGCCAACCCGGCGCCGTGGGCGCGCACCGAGGAGCCCGTCGAAACGGATGACGGCAAGATGGGCGGTAAGCGCATTACTCACCCGGCGTTCGGCATGATCGGCGCGTCGCGCGTGAGCGGCGGCACGTTCCTCTACGGCTCGGACTTCCAGCACAACGCGTTCGTCCGCATCACCGTGCGGACATCGAGCCTGCGCCGCGACCTCTCGACCGACTGGCCGCACGGCGAGAAGGAAGTGATCGAAGTCGATCTCTCCGAGGCGCAATGGGCCGAGTTCGTGTCCGCCATGAATATCGGCTTCGGCACGCAATGCACCATCCGCCATGTGAAGGGCGAATTCCTGCCCGGCCTGCCCAAGCCCGCGCGCCGCGTGGACAAGTTCAAGGCCGAGGCCAACGAGGACGTTGCCGAGGCACTCCAGATTCTGGCCGCGCTGGAAGCCGACATCGACGCCCTGAAGATATCCGGCAAGCAGAAAGAGGCCCTGCACAAGCGCGTAGGAGCCGCAGCATCGCGCTTCACGTCCAGCCTCCCGTTCGTCGCGCGCCAGTTCCAGGAGCACATGGAAGCGACGGTCTCGAAGGCGAAGATGGAAATCAACGCCTACGGCTCGAACCTCCTCATGAAGGCTGGCCTGAAGGCGATCGCGAAGGGCGAGCCGCCAGCCATCGCCTACGACTCAGACACCCCGGACCAGCCGCAGTCCTAAAAACCCTTATTCGACAAGGATTTCTCATGATGTATGTCCGGTATTTCATCGCGACGCTCGTGAACCTGCTTTTCACGGCGTTCTCATTTCTCGTTGCGCCGATCCTGCCGCTGTTCGCGCAGAGCACCGGTTACCTGCCGGGCTGGCTGGGCTGGTTCCAGACGCCCGACAACTCGCTCGATGCGGGCTGGCAGGCCCAAGGCAACTACGGCACCTACCTGACGGACGGCACCGTGCCGAGCAGGCTGGCCCGCTACTGGTTCCGCGTGCTGTGGCTGTGGCGTAACCCTGCGTATGGCTTCTGCGTGGCGCTGGGCGTCGCGTATGACCCCTCCGCATGGGTCATCGACACGCTTGAGCAATCGGCGGGCGCGATCACCCTCCTGAAGGCGCACACGAAGGACGGCCGCTTCTTCGCCTATACGACATCGAGCGGCTGGAAGCTCGGATACAAGCTGTGGTGGGCCATGGATGCGAATTTCAACCTGCTCCCGACCGTGCCCACGGACAAGAACACGGGCAACAAGCTGCCCCTTTGCTTCACCCCCTGACCATCGATCAACCCTAAAAACTCCATATTCAACAAAGGAAACTGTATGACCACCCGCCTTATCGATTTGTCCGCAGCCCCCGCCGCAGCCGCGGCCGTCGCCGAGCAGGACTTCAATGAAAACCTGCAAACCACCGCCCTCGCGCAAATGCTCTCGATCCTGAATTCGGGCAAGGCATTCCCGACCGAGAACCACCGCGCCGCTATCGAGCTTCTGCAACTCGAAGGCATCGCGATCGCCGTCGAATTCCTGGCGCAGCAATGCGGCATCGGCGAGCACGAATGGGTCAAGCTGCTGCGCGGGCAGATCGTCGCGACGAACACGAGCAACATGAAGACCGCGAAGCAGGCCGCCGAAGCCGCGCAGGAAGCGAAGGCCGCGATCGCCAAGGCGCAGCAGCCGGCCGCCGACGGCGTCACCAACGTGAGCATCGGCGTGTCGCCGCAACCGACGGCAGAGAACGCAGGCGCCATCCGCTCGGCGCTCCTCATGCAGTTCATCCTGCTTTCGCAGCACTTCCCCGACTCGGCGCTCGAACCGGAAGCGGCCCGCGTGGCGCGCGGCTGGCTGCCCGAAGAGGCCGCCGACGACGACGGCGAGGCGCACCGCCCCGGCTGATAGCAGCTATCTAGCTGACAACCCCGCTACGGCGGGGTTTTTCGTTTCTGCGTTTCTGTAACTTTCGCTTGTGTTCTGCGGCTCGCGCAGATATAGTTCTTTCACAGCAGCAGATTCCCTTGACCGACCGAGGTTTTGAATGAGCACGACGCGCCAGAAGTACGCAATCACCTTCGCGTTTCGCAACTGCGAGGCGATGGCAACCGTTGAAGTCCTCGCCTATGACGAGGCGCATGCAGTCCGCCTGGCTGAATCGACGCTCAGCAAAGACCTTGGCCCCGAACTCCACCACATCAAACTGAACCCCTGACCATGAACCAACCCGAAAAAACCGAGCCGGAAAGCTGGTGGCTCAAAAGCCTGCGCGAGTTTTGGGGCGAAGGCAAACACGACCTCGACACGCGCCGCGCCGCGAAGGTCGCATGCGATCTGGCCGAGCAGGCCAAGAAGGTGATCGAAGCCCTTCAGGAATCCGGCAACCTCGCAATCACGCAGGCGCAGGCAGACGTTCTGCGCGAGCGCGAGCGCCAGTGCAGCGGCGAAGGCTTCACGCCGTCCCATGACGACGGGTATGACTGGGGCGTCCTCGCGGACGCTGGAGCCGCGTATGCCGTCTATGCGGGCGATGCGCTGCACCCTTACTCGCAGGGCGACGGCCAGTTCTTCATTGACTCGCCGAGCATGTGGCCGCTCAAAGACAAATGGTGGAAGCCGAAAAACCCGCGCGCCGCGCTCGTGAAGGCCGCCGCCCTCCTGATCGCCGAAATCGAGAAGATCGACCGCGCCGCTGCGCGCAAGCCCGCCGACACCGAAGAGAACGTCGGCGACGAATCGCACCACTCGCACCTGAACGGAGGCGACCTGTGAGCGACGCTGCATTCAACGCATACATGAAGGGCGAGTACGGCACGGTAAAGCTCGAACGTGCCTCGTTCTCATTCGACAGCATGCAAAGGCTGTGGCTGGCCGCGCGCACGCCCGCCGCGAACACCGAAGACCTGCGCCAGACGCTCGGCGAGAAGCTGACCGACAAGCTCGGCGAAATGATCGGCACCACTGGCCCGATGGACCCGTACGACTCGCGCGAGATTGACGCCGTCCTCGACGCGATCATGCCGACCATCGAGCCCGCGCTCGCGCCCGCGTGGCAAACCGGCGCGCCTGACGTGAAGAAGGGCCGCACCAAGGAATTCATCGTCGCGTGCCGCCGCAAGGACCGCGCGAAGCCCTTCGTGTTCGCCGCGAACTACGCGAACGAGTATGAACTCGACCGCGATGGCGACGAGCACCTTGCAACCGGCTGGTATATCACCGGGCTCGACATGCACGGCGAATACGACGAGGTATTCGAGAAAGCCCTGAGCGAGGGCGATGAAATCGTCGGCTGGCAGCCGCTTCCGACCTGGAGCGACGCAGCATGAGCGAGCGCTTCGCAGTCATTTTCACGTGCAAGCGCCATATCGCGCACCCGTTCAAGGAAGGCCCGGACGCGAAGGTCATGACCGAGGCGGGCACGAAGGCCTGGCTTACCGAGAGCGAAGGCTACTGGTGGGGCACGACGTTCTCCGAATACTGGCCCGTCAACCGCACGAGCATTCCGCGCGACGTTGTCACGTTCGGCTCCGAAGAGGAGGCGCGCCGCAAGTTCAAAAAGTTCAAGTCGGGCCCCTGGTACGTGGAGCACGACGGCAGCGAGCCGACGATCGTCCGCCTCAAACAGAAATTCAAGCAAGTCCCCGATGGTTTTGAGGAAGTGAAATGACAACAACCCTCGCCGCGGCGGCCGCAGCCGTTCGCACCCTCCACGAGAAGAACTACACCTACACCGAGGGCGCGCCGTTCTGGCGCCCGCCTCTCGGCCAAGCCCCTGAATGGCTCAACCGCCCGCCGCGCGACGTGTGGCGCTGGGGCGGCAACGGCGACGATCACCTTGAATCCATGGGCAACAACATGGTCATCGAAATCACCGCAGGCCAACTGCGCGAGCTTCTGCGCGTGCCCGGCCTCTGCATCACTAGCAACCGCGACAACTACAGGTAACCGAAGAAATGATGATTCGCAAGGCATACCCCGGCGATTACGCCGCTTGGGCCCAAATGGCGACCGACTACGTCCCGCAACTCGCCAACGTCGTGCCGCGCGCCTGGACGCGCTTCTTCATGGCCGACGCGCGTGACTTCTGCGTGCTCGCGATCGAAGACGACCAGCCCGTGGCCTTCATGCAGTACTGCTTTCATGACTTCCCGTTCGCCACCAAGCCGATCTGCTACATGGATGCGCTCTACACTCGCCCTGAGTACCGCGGCAAGGGCATCGCGAGCGCGCTGATCGGCTACCTCGAAGGCCTGGGGCAAATCAACGGCTGGGGCCGCATCTACTGGGTCACCGAAGAGAACAACCCGGCTCGCGCCCTCTACAACAAGATCGCGCCGAGCGGCTTCGTGCGCTATCACAAGGACCTCGTGTAATGAAGAGGAAGTCACCGCCGCCGCCGCGCACGGACGAGCAGATCACCGCCGAAATCCTGCGCCACCTTGACTGGAAGGCGTCAGCGCGCACCGATATCCAGCATTCAGTCAACATCGGCATCGACCTCGCGAGGCGGCTGCTCGCGGAAATGAAGGACGCCGGCGAGATTGAATCGTACATGGGCCGCATCGGGCCCAACAGGTGCGAGATTTTCTGCCTTCCCGGGCAGAGCCCTGTGGCCTCTCTGACGGCTTCCGGCTCCTCGACGGCGGCAGAGATACTCGCCGGGTTCCGCGAGGCCGTCCTGAGCGCGTACAGCGCGGGGAATGACCCGTTCAAGGTGGCGGCATGATCGTGCGCACCGTGAACCTCATGGGTCAGGCGGCAATATCGCCCAACGTACTCGCGGTGCGCCCCGAGTTCGATGGCGGCTTCGATTACTGCCTGGACTCGCCCAGCCTGCTCCCGGCTGGATCGACGGCGCACCTGTTCGCGCACGAGGACGGCACCGTCTACAACATCGCGACTCACACGTTCAGGGAGCGCCCATGAACAAGACGAGCGCGCGCATGCTGGCTGCAATCGAAATGGTCCGCACCGGGGTTAAGGTCCCGGCCGCGGCGAAGTTCTGCAAGCTCAGCCACGTCGCGATCTACCTCAGCCCGCTCTACGCCGAGATATGCGCCGAGCGGCGCGCCGCAGGTCAACCAGTGCGCCACGCGAAGCACCGCAAGCGCCCGCAGCCATAAAGCAAAAGGCCCGGTTTCCCGGGCCTTCGCATTTTCAAGTAGTGGGCTTGCAGGCCCTGGGTTCAACAACCCCCGCTGTGAACCTTCACTTTACGCCCGTGCTGCCGAATCCGCCAGCGCCGCGGGCCGTGTCGCTCAACTCCTCGACCTCCTCGAACTCGACGCTCGGAATCTTGACCAGCATCGCCTGCGCCATGCGATCACCGCCGCCGATCTTTCCCGAGCGGTAGCCGTCGGCGCGTAGCGAGACCTTCACTTCGCCGCGGTAATCCGAGTCGATCACGCCCACGCAATTCGAGAGGCGAATCGCGTCATTGAAGCCGTGGCCCGAGCGACTGAAGATCAGCATGACGTGGCCGCGCGGGACCTCGAACGCGAGGCCCGTGCGGTACATGGCCGCGCCGTGATCGCACGGGTGCGCCTTGAACGTCTCGCCGGGCAGCGCGACCAGATCGAACGCGCCAGCGCCGTCCGTGGCGTACTGCGGCATGACCGCGCGCGGGTCCAGCTTTTTGATTTTCAGCTTCATGTTTCGTCCGTGGAAATGGAAACGCCCGGGGTTGCCGGGCGTAGGGGTGCTGCGGTACAGCGTGCGACTTACAGGTGTTTCGCGATGGCAGCGCGCAGCAGTTCCCACTCGCTATGCGCCATGTCAACCAGACCTTCGATCTCGCCCTTGACCTTGGCGAACAGCGTGTCAGCGTCCGACTCGACAGCCTGCTCATCGGTCTCCGCGTCAGCGAGGACGCCCGGGACCGCGTCAGCAACGTCAGCAGCGCCTTCGGCGGCCGCGTCGATCACTTGGCCCGCGACGCCCGCAGCTTCCTCACCAGCGACCGCTACGGCAGCCGCAGCGCCACTCGTGGCATCGGCCGTCTGAACTGCTGCAACATCACCTTCGACCGCCTGCGCGGCCTGTTGAACCGTGTCCGTCATTTTGTAGTCCTGAGAAGTCTCTTGAAAGGATTGCATGCGTCCGCAGCATGCGAGAGCGGCCGAGTGCGCATCGGCGTAGCGCGAGCACGAGGTCTGCCCGAACCACTACCCTCGCAGCGGAACCCGAAGCGACGCCGCTATAACCGAGCGCTCGGCCACGGCACGGATTCCGTTGCGAAGGTTCCCGCTACTTTCCCGGGATGGTCAGGGGCGCCTCACGACGTGCCCGTTGGCGGCTGCGAGCCTGCCTTACCACATGCTCTTGGCTGCCAGACCTGGGATCGAACCAGGCTCACACGGATTAACAGTCCGGCCGCACGCCGTTGTGCGTTTCTGGCAATTGAAAGGTTCGTTACGGGTTCAGCAGTTCGACCGTGTAGCTGAGCAGCGTCAGCGTGTCGGCGGCCGCGGTGACGTTCCCCGTGATCACGAGGCTTTGGTCCTTCGTCATATCAACGGTCGTTGACGTGAAACCAACGCCGTAGACAGTGCCGATGCCGTTGGCATAGTTGCCGCAGCCCAATTGCTGGCCCGTGCCCTGCGCGTCGATCGTCCATTCGTCAACAAGGCCGATCGCGCTCGAATCGGTCGATCCGCTTGTCGCCACCTGCTGGCCGCCCAGGGTCATGCCGACATCCTTCGCGCTGGCCGAGACCGTGAAGCCCCACTTCTGGCGGATGCGCAGAATCCCGTTCGGGCCCATCGAGCCAGCCGGAATGTCGATCGTCGCGAAGTTGAAGGGGTTGGTATCGCCAGTGTGTGATACCGGCTCGCTCGAATGCCCGAGCAGACGGTATTGCGACCTCTGCGGGAACCCGCAGAGCGAGAGCAGTTTCTTGAATTCGCTCAGGAGCATTGGTTCTTCTCAGCCAGGTCAGAATTTGGTTGGCCCGTATCGTGGGCCGTACGTCGTTTTCCGTTGCTTCTGGACTTTCACCAGCCTGCGCCGCCTGATACGGCTCCCCTTTGCCTCCGATTTATGGGCTTCGTGCAATGGGGACAAGCACATATTGCCCGCAAAGAACATTCATCAAATGCGCTTTGCGGGCGGCTCTAGCGGGAGCCACTCGCGGCAAATTACGGATGCCAGTCGGACCATCTTTTTACCCGAGCAGTGGGACGCATATGGTCATTAAGCGGCTCTCGGCCCTGCTGCAATTCGAAGGCCCGTATGGTGGAACCGTACCTCGTTTTGTGCCCGTCGGCGTCGCACCGGTCGGGAGTTCCCTAGCCGTTTCAGGTCGCATCAAGCTCGCTTGCCTATTGACCATACTTTGGCGTCTACCCTGATCCACCGGACTAGACTCGTTTCAACCGCAATTCGTTGGCCCGTGTCGTGGAGCCATACGCCGCTTATCGTCTCGGATGACATGCTCCACCCTCTCTGTGCTTCGGCTTCTTTCGCGGGCCTTGCGCCACAACAGCGCCCTATCCGCAAATACCTCGCCTTCTCATACCAGCGGCTTACGCATTCTTCTCTACTGCAATTCGTTCGCGTTTCTAACCGAGACGCGACCCTCGGTGAGGCCCCCTCAGACCACTCGGAGCGACTACTTCGCAATGCTGGCGGCAAGGGCAGGATTCGAACCTGCGTGAGCCGGGTGTTCCGCCGCAGTCGGGGCGTACTAGCTCAGCGATCCTGGGCCACTAGATGACCTCGCCAAAAATCGTTGACCCCTTACGAGGGTCAGGCGGGCGTTTCTAGCGCCAACAGACTTCGCCTTACCCGGAGAGATCCGGCGTCATCTGCGTTAGAAGCACTATATCGAAACGTATTCTGCGGCGCAAGCACTTTTTTAATAAATTCTGCGGCTCGCAAAGGGAAAGTGAGGCGGCCGCTTACGGCGGCCAGTCGGCTACCACCTGCCCTGCCGGCGATGATCTGCCAGGAGGAATGCCGTGACGGCGCATGAAACCAGACCCACGGCACGGGCAGCAGTAGCTGAGGAGGGTTATTGCGCGCGCCACCACTCCCCTGGGCGCGATCCAACTCAGTTACTCTGCGGCTCACCCTTGATGCGGCGAGTGAAGATCGGGACTGGCTTCGAGTAGAGGCGCGTGCTCGGCGGTTCGAGCCACTCTTCGCCGGTCTTCGGATTGCGCACGATGCGCTCGGAGACCGGCGAGATTTTGATATCGACAAGCTGGGGGATACGGACTTTGCCGTGGGCGCGGATTTCGGCGTCGCAGAGATCGCGCATGGCGCGCAAGCACTCTTCGACCTGCGGAACTGTCAGCCGCGTATTGCGGGCCACTGCTTCAACGAACTCATGTGCGCGCATGGCGCTTCCCCTTGCCTAATCGTGTTCAACCGTTAGCCTTCAGGCTGAAATCACGACTCGACAAGGGAAAGTGCGGGGCTACTTCTGAGGGAGTTGCGCAACCCGCTTGCGCGTCTTGAAGCGCGGGTTATCCGCGAGCGGGAGCAATTGCACCTTGTCGCGACCGCGCACGGCGTTTTTGATGAACGCGATACGACCGAGGGCGGCGACCTGCTTATGCTGCTCATCCACCGTAAGCGCGTCGCGATCAACGTGGCGCATCTTCTGAGCGGCCTGCCGCAGTTCCTTGTGAACGCGCTTGATGTGATACGACTCCGCATGCTCGACCTGCTCAGCAGGCGGAATGACCACATACGTCCCATCGTAGCCAGGCTTCAGGCAGACGTTGTGCTTCGTCAGAAGGAATTCGCGGAACGGCGTGAACGCTTCCAGCCAGTCAATCGCCCACTTTTTTTGCTCGGCCGCCGTCTCGGGCACCTTCAGCCCGAACTTGATCGCGAGATCATCGATGGCGAGCGCGTCGCCCGGCTTCAGCCCATCCGCGACCAGGTCACGGACGACCTGCTTCCATTGCGGGAATAGTGTCGCCTCGCTCATGTTATGCCTCGACCGCGTCTTCTGCGCCGATCGCCGCGCCTTCCGTATCCTCAACATCAGACACGACCTCGACGCTAAACTTGCCGCACGTGCCGCGCTTGCCGGGGCGGAAGTCACCGATGCCGATGTAGCGGCCAGCCCTCGTCGCAGCGCGCACGAAGTCGGCTACGTCGAACATCGTTTCATCGATCATGACCGTACACTGAAGCGCCCACTCAGAGAAGATCGGGCGGCAGCGCATGACGCGCGCAGTGCCGACTTTCACGCCGCGGATATCGGCGAACGACCCCGCCTCGTACAGCTTTTCGATATCCTTCGGCCCGTCGTATTCGAGCGGCACAACATCCTCATAGACCTGCACAGCGCGCTTATACAGCGTGCCATTCTTATCCAGCTTCGCGCCTTCGAAGAACGAGCTATCGAGGTTCGCGCCCTGCATGCCGACAATGCTGCTCTTTCCCTTCTTCATCAGGTAGAGAGCACCCATCCACTCGCTGCGCAGGATTGCCTCCTGATCATCGTCGGTTTTCTTGCGCTTGCCCGTCAGCGCCTTGTGCTGCTTAGTCAGCGGGTCAAGTGGGTTCGAGTAACGAGCCGAGTGCATCAACAAGGGGGAATCGCCAACGATCTTCAAAGTCAGAATACGCATTACTAAGTTTTCCTAAGTGTTGGCAGAGAACTATTTCGCTACCAATTCGTGCTGATCGCACTGGGATAGTTGAAACTATCCCGCTGAAATCAGCCCATGCCTTGCCGCACCATGCCTTGCCGAACCATGCCGGGCCTTGCCCTACCGCGCCCAGCCTGACCCCGCCTCACCCCGCCAAGCTCAGTGCAATCGCACCGGGAACAAGACTCTTTCGAATCTCGAACCCGCTGCAATGCAACCCATGCCATACCGTGCCGCACCTTGCCATACCTCGCCGTGCCTGACCCTGCCCGGCCATACCACGCTTCGATGCAACCGCATCGGATAACCCGAAGGCTATCCACTGCGTTCGCAGTCCCTGCCTTGCCGCGCCACGCCAAGGCACGCCTTACCACGCCCCGCCTCGCCTCGCCCAGCATTGATGCGCTACGCGCACCGGTAAGCACCGAAATGCTTACCGCTACTTTGTAGCCCTTGCCGTGCCGGGCCCTGCCAAGCCATGCCCCGCCCAGCCGTGCCGTGCCGCGCCTTGCGTTTCTGCATTTCGTGCAGTGGTGTAACTTTACCTCTCGCGCGCTCTGCCCGTCAAGCAGATTTTAGACCGGGACGATATCTTTCTGCTTCTCGACCAGTTCAGCAATGCGCGCGATACCCTTGCGCGTGATCCGTACCTGCGTGCGGCCCCACTCGCCGCGGCCTTCCGGCTTCTCGCCGCTCACCATCTTGTGTTCGAGCACGCCTTGATCCAGGCGCGGCTGATACGCGAGCCACGTCTCGCCCTGCTTGAAGATCCAGCGGTTCGCGACCAGCCACGAGGTCAGGTCCATCGGGCGCATTTGCAGGACCTTCGATGCCTCGCGCACGCTCACCGCGCCTTCGACGTGCGTGGCGATGCGATCCAGCGCGGCCGCCTTCGGCTTCAGTTCAATGACCTGCTCGGTGTAACTGAGCAGCAGCGAGCGCAGTGCGGCGGCGTCGTTCAGCGCGTTCGTCGTCGTGGTCGCAATGAACTGCCCGGTCCTGCGGATCGACGGCAACACGTCTTCGAACACCCAGCTTTCGAAGCGCTCAGCACTTTCGAGCTTCGACTTCGTGATCAGGCGGTACACGTCTGGCTCACGAATGACGCGAGCGCTCTGCACGCCCCCGGGTGTTTGAAGGGGGTGGTGTTTTGCCACCCCCTTGCAATGCAGCTTGATCGCGTTCTTCGGGTCGGAGTAGCCAAGCGCGAGCGCAACATCGCGCGCAACAAACCACGGCTCACCGTCAATCATGACGGTGCGGATGGACTTCGACTCGAACTCAAATGGGATTACGTCACTCACAATATTCTCCTCTTAAAGCAGAACAATTTCTGCGCGAGGAGAATTGTGGGCCGCGACCTTCTACTTGTAAAGCAGATTTTAGAAGTCGTTGAAGCGGACGGCGTTCTGCACGCCGCGCTCCCGCTCGATGCTCTCGCGCAGGACCTCGCGAATCAGGACCTCGTGCGGGTTCTCCTTCGTCACGTTCGGGTTGCGCACGCAGCGCAGCACGTACCCGATATCGCCGCACTCGGCGCCGCACGAGCAGAGTTCCTCGACGGGGCCCTGCACGTGCTCGCCGCACTCTGCGCAGCGGGCCTCGACCACCACGCCGTCAACCGCACGCGTGAGCACGCGGCCGAAGCAGTGGCGGCACGCGTGCATCGAGATTTGCCAGCCGGGCGCGGCGCGGCGGCGCTTGATGGCCTGATTGAGCGGCAGACCGGACTCTTCGCCGAAAAGATCGAGCTGAGCCATGGTCACTCCCCGCCGCGCGTGATCGCCGGCCGCGCCCACACGACCGACTTGTGCCCGCGGCGAATCATCGTGAGCGCGACCTCGATGCGGTCGATCACCGGGTCAGGAAGATCGACAACGATGGCCTTGCCGTCGGCGACGTACGCGGCGCGCGACTGGAACAGGCCGCCCCACTTCTTCGGCTTCGCGCCCTTCGAGTTGCGGCCCGCGATGACCTCCTTCTCGCGGTTGAAGCACGAGACGCAGATCGTGTGTGCGCGCACGAGCCGCAGCCTGCCGATCAGGCGCGTACCCTGCGCGGTCCCGTCGCGGCGGCAACGGCAGCACACAGGGCGATACTGGAATGATTGCTGGGCCTTCGGCGCGGCCTCGACCTTCGGCGCGCCAGCGTGAATGCGGCCACTCTCGCAGCCGAGGCACTTTTGCAGGCGTCCGCTGCGCATGGCGCCGGGCGCGTCCGTGAAGTTGCGCGCGCACGAGGCGACGCTCATGAGCCCATAGCTCGGGCAGGTGAAGTACTTGCCGGGAACCCCTTCGAGCGTGACGTATTGCAGATTCTTGTCTTCGTTCTTCGCCACAGGGGCTCCATTGCGGTCAGTAAAGGTCAGGGCTTGAGGGGGCCGACGATTCTGCGCGTGGAGACGAACCACTGGCGCGACTCTAATGGAAGTCGGCCGGGTTTACAACACCGTTTTCAACGGCTCAATAAGGGTTTCTTGGGTCCTCAGTGGTAAGTGTGGTCCTGGCGGCAGGCAATGCTCACCTGCATCGACTTCGCCACGTCATCGAACAGTTCTTCGACCTCGTCCTCGTCCAGATCGAAAATCCGGCCGTAGTAGGCGAGCGGCAGGTGCGCGATGCGGCCCGCCCGGCAGTCCTTCACGTACGCATCAATCACGCAGTACGCGCGAATCCAGCGCCAGTCCCCCTCCGCTTTCGTTGCGCTCATTTCCAGAAGTCCTCAACCGTCCACGTGTAGACGCCTTTCTTTTTCTTACCGACGATCGCCAGGAAACGGAACGGAAAGACGCCCTGCGCGATCTTGATTTTTTGCCGGGCGTCTTCCTGCCAATGACCCTTCACTTCGTGGATCTCGATTTCCCCGCTCGCGAGTTGAACGACGAAGTCTGGCGTGTAGCGAACGCCGCCCGGCAGGACGAACGTGATCGCCTCGAACGCGTACCAGATGACCTCGCCGGCGCGCTTGTGCTCGGCGAGCACCTTCTCGTAGGCCGACTCGGTCCCATTCATTTCGCCGGTCTTCAGACGGCCCAGCGCCTGCATGCGTTGCAGCGGCGTTGGCGCGGCCTCGGCGGGCTTCGCGGACTTCGGCGATACCTTGACGACCGCCTCGGGCGCGGCAGCCTTCTGGCGCTCCAGAAGCGCGGCGTACTGCTCGGCCGTCATCCTGAGCACGCTCATGCTGGCTCCCCGGTCAGGCGCCTCGTTACCTGCGCCGTGATCGCGGCAACGTTCGACTGCGTGACGCGCAGCCCTACGTGGCCCTTCGCGCGCTCCAGCACGGCCTGCGCACGCACCGGGTCGCCAATGAGGCACGGCGGCTCGACGCGCATGTTCTCGATCGCGTTGTGCGACTCGGCCGCGCCGATCAGGTATGCCGGGTAGTCGTCGCCAACGCCGCCCGTCTGCATCAGCCCTGTGTAGCGCTTCTGAAACTCCAGCCCGCGGAACTTCAGGTCTTCGACGGTCGCCGTGCTCGCGAGCTTCACCCAGCCGCCCATATCGTCTATGAGCTTGTTGGTGATCGGGTCATCGAAGCACACCGAGCGGTAATGGCCGACCATGCGAACCGCCTTCTCGACCAGGGTCCACGCGCGCAGCGAGCGCGTCGCCGAGCCGCCGGCAAGGTGCGCAATCACGTCTGCGGGCTTCGGCGCGAAGCGGCCCGCATCCGGGTCCTTCACGTGGCGCTCCAGCGCGATCGCAATGTCTGCAAGCTCGAACTGGGCGAGAGCCTTGAACCAGACCGTCGCCACCGGCAGCGGTACGTCCTTCTCGTAAAGCATCATCGTCGCGCCCAGGATTTCCCCGAACGCCTTAGCGTCTTGCGGCTTCATGCGTTACTCCATGTCGATCGTTTGGCCGACTCCGACCGCCCCGGCTTCCGCCGTGACGCCCATGTGCGCAGCAAGTGCGTCGCCGAGCCCCGCGTTCTTCGCGACGACCGCCTCAGCCTTCGTCAGCGCGGGAGCGCCCGGCTTTCCGCCACCTTGGTCCTTCGCCTGCTCCTGAAGCACCCAGGACGACTTGAACCCGCCCCACCCCATCCCGGCCGCATACTCGATGGCCTTCGGAAAATCCCAGCCCAGTTTTTCCGCCTCGCTCTGCGCCAACTCGATCGCGCTCAACGTCGGCGCGAGGTTCTTTGCCTTGCGGGCCTTCAGCCAATCCTTCGCGTGCTGCTTGCCAACACCGAGAGACACAAGATGCGCCTGCGCATCGAAGCGCGCAGCGCTATCTGTCTTCTTACCCGTAGGGGAAGAAGACTTAGAAGATGAAGAAGAAGATGAAGAGGCATCGTTAGCCATTGACTGATTCATAGCTGAGCTATCGCCATCCTCCATGCCCTGCAAAACGCCATGAGCCTTATTCCACCGGGCTTGCGCGCCTTTCTTGCCTGATGCGGCCCTTTCTTCTGCGTGCTCTTTCTGCTTGACGCGCTCCTTTTCAAGGCGCGGATGGACGAGTCTTTCTGCGTTACCTTCAGCTACCGCAAAACACGAGCCAATAGCTATCCATAGCTGAGCCATAGCTGAGCCATTTTCACCACACAGGCGAGCTATTTTCGCCACGTCAGCAGGGATGGAGCCCTCGCGCCAACAGTACGCCATGAGCTTGATATAGCAGCCGACCTCCTGGTTCGTCATGAGGACGACGTTCTCATCCGACAGGAACTCGGCGGCGTAAAACTGGAACGCCGGGGCCTTGTTCGACTTAGTCATGGATCGGCCTCTCGCGCAGGGGGCCGTCCAACAGTTCGCAGCGCACATTTATCCGCGGCATGGTCATTTCTGCACCTAAAACAGTCTTTATGTGGTCTACCGCACCTAAAAGGTGGGAATCAGAGGGGGAGTCGCGAAAATATTCGTCAGATTTATGCCCAGTGTGCAGATTAGGCTTTAGAATGTGACTGGAAAGCAGAAAAGGTTTTTGTAAGCCTCGCAACGTCAGCCTCGGCAGGACGCCATTCCGGGTAGCGCTCCGGGTACAGAAGGTGGAGTTCAGTGATTGCGCCGTCGAAGTACTGAACGAGTTTTTCTGCGGTTTCGATGGACGGGCGATTGTGTCCGTTCTCCAGGCGGGAAATATTTCCCGTGTTCAGGCCGATGACCACCGAGACCTGAGTTGTTGTGACGCCGACGGCGTGACGAAGGCGGCTGAGTGGGGTTGCGAGCGGGTTTTCTGCTTGACGAGACATAAAAAGACATAAAAAAGTGTTGGCGAGCCATCATTATGTGGGAGAAGCAGATTGCACGCAACACAAAAACGAGAAGCGGCGCGTTTCGGCAAAAATTTCTGCGTGCAAAAAAGCAACACATCCGCCACTACTTTGTTACTGCTTTTGAGAACGTTTATTACCAACTATTACGGAGTCAACGAGGATGAACCAAGATATCGGCAGCGTGATCAAGATGCACCGCAAGCGCCTGGGCCTTACGCTGCAAGAGATGCAGAACCGTACCGGCATCAACAATGGCAATCTTTCGAAGATAGAGCGCGGGCAACAATCGCTTACAAATGAGACGATGAAAGCGATTGCTCAGGCTTTTGGAATGAATCTGTCAGATTTGTTTTCTGCGCAAAAGGCACAGGGCGTCGAATCTTTCGGGCAGAATAGCGCCACGACGAAAGCGGTCCCCCAACTCCACCGCTTCGTCAGTGATTTCGACGCAATAGAGCAAATTCCAGAGGATGAATTCGTGATAGTCGGCAACATGACCGCAGCAATTGACCCGGTACGGGGCGGCATTAAGATTGATATCGATAGGCGGCACGGTCACCTGTTCAAGGGTGACGTTTTTCAGGGGTTGGAGTTTTCGGATACGTCGTCCATCGGCGTGTACGTGGTGCAGGACGACATGATGGAGTCGCGCCTTTTCAAGGGTGACACGGTGCTCGTGGACATCGCCTCGACAACGGTTCCGGCAACGGGCGGCGTCTTCTGCGTTGTTCTCGACGGCGAGACCATCGAGTTCCGGCGCCTGATGCCCTACCCGGGGCATGGGCTACGCGTCATGTGCGATAACCCGAAGTATCCAGAGGCGGTGCTCGATCACCGGCAGGCATCGATGATTCAGGTCGTCGGCCGCGTTAAGCTGGTGAGGAGCACGGCGGGTCTATAAGTCGTCCCGCAGAAAGAGCCCGGTTCGCCGGGCTTTTATTTCTTTGCAATTCTGCTTGACGAGCAGATTTATGAGGACTATAGTTCTTCTAACGCAGCAACAAACCGAACCGGAGAACAGACATGACCCGCAATCAGGAAATCGCTCAAACCATCCTCTCGCAAATCGGCGGTCAGCGTCGCCTCGTGCTGATGACTGGCGCGAAGCACTTCGTCGCGATTGAGTCGGGCCTTCAGTTCAAAATCGGCGGCGGCGCAAAGGACGGCATCAACTGCGTGCGCATCGTCCTCACGCCGGCCGACGAGTACAAGGTCGAATTCCTGCGCGTGCGCGGCATGACCTGCAAGACGATCGCCGAGCACGACGGCGCACACGCCGAAGACCTCGCGGCCCTCTTCCAGAAGCAAACCGGCTTCACGCTCGCCATCCCGCGCATCGTCGGCATCAACGCCTAAGACCGGAGCTTCCATGGAACTGCAAGCCTTCCTGATCATCCTGACCGACCCGCGCACCGGCCCGCGCGGCGGCCGCGCACCCGACTCGGTGCAGAAGTACGTCGTGACCGCTGCCAGCGCCGAGGAAGCGCGCCAACTGTTCGACGCCGAGCTTGCCTCGCAGGTCACCGAGACGACCAGCGTCTGGATCGGCCCGTGCGGCTGCCGCGTCATGGGCACCCGCTGAGTCGATTGCCGAAGTCTTCGAACTCATTGATTATTGCGCTTGACTCCCCCCGACATCCGAGGAAACGACCATGAGCATCAACCACACGAGCATCAAGGCCGAGACGCTGCGCGCAGGCGACAGCATCCGCTGGCACGAAGGCGTCACCTATCGCGTCGAATCCGTCACCATTGGCGAGAATTGGGTCACATGCGAGTTCTCCCACGCAGGCCGCAAGGTAGACGACGACACTCTGCGCTTCCCCATCGGGCGCGATGTTTCCGTGTACATGGAGCAGGACGAGGCCGACGAGCGCAACGCCGACCCAGCGCAGATCGAACGCATCAAGCGCAAGATGCTCACCTTGGCGCAAGCGAAGCACCTGTACGCCGCCATGCTCCAATGCAACGAGATCGGCGCGACGTTCCGGTTCAACGTGACGCGCGACGACGGGCGCGCCGAGCCGTTCGTGCTCACGGTCGAAGAGGACCCCGATTCGTGGGCCGTGCTCGTGAGGATCTCCGACGGCACGATCATCGAGCGCTACGAGAACCAGTCCGCGTTCGCGGCCGACTACGGCATCCCCCTCTAACGCCATGGCGACCGACGGCCGCATGACCTCTGCCGAGATTGAGCGCGTGATCGCGCGCATAGAAGCAAGTCCGAGCAGCTATGTTGGCGGCGTCAAGGCCTGGAACACCGGGCGGCGCATCGAGCTAACGGCCGCCGCGAAGCGCCAGATTGCGGCGCTCGAAAAGAAACTCGCGGCGATCGCCGACCGCTGCCCCGACGACTAACTGGACCATCCCCATGAGACTAAAGAACGGACTGACGCCGCTCCAGACGGCACGCATGCTTATGCTTCAAGCCATCGAAAACGCGGCGTGCTTCATCGACGAAAAGGTAAGCGTTGAAATCACTCCCGCGCAATGCGATGCGGTATCCGCGCAGATCATGAAGGAATACAACCGCATGGCGCGTCGCTGGCCTGACCTGAACGCGGATGAGAAGTACAAGTTGTAGAGTTCGGCAGCACTGACGCGCCCGGCCCGCGCCGGGCTTTTTTGCGCCTTCTGTTCGGCGCATAACGCAGAAACTGCTTGCGCGCCTCCTCGAATCTGCGTATAGTGCAGAACGCTGTGAGGGAATTACACCGGTAGCTGACGACATGAACGAACCCTATACCCGCATCATCGAAATCCGCGCTTCCTCATGGGGCGCACTGTTCGACTGCTCATATAAGTGGCAGGGCGAACACCTTCTCGGCATGCGCCGCCCGTCTGGTATCCGCGCACTTCTCGGCACCGCAGTTCACGCCGGCACCGCCGCATTCGATCAAGCCAAGCTCGACCAAAAGCCGATCACGGCCATGGAAGCCGCCGATGCGCTGCTCGATGCGCTCCACAATCCCACAGACGAAGTCGATTACAAGCAGGATCGCAGCATCAACATGCGCCAGGCCGAGGAAATCGGCCTGACCCTCCTGACGAAGTACTGCCACGAAGTCAGCCCGCGCTACGAGTTCAAGGCCATCGAAATGAAGATGGAGCCGATGGATATCGACTGCGGCGACGGCCTGATCATCCGCCTGAAGGGCACGATGGACCGCGCGCGCGTCGCGTACGCCAACGAGGGCCACGGCGCGCTGATTCCCGACATTAAGACCGGCTCGCGCCTGTTCGACGCAGACGGCGCAGTGATCCTGAAGGCCCGCTCGGCGCAGCTTGGCGCGTATCAACTCATGTACGAGGAGAACACGGGCGAGCACACGGTCGGCGCTGAAATCATCGCACTCGAAACCGCATCGCAGGCCCGCGTAGGCGTCAGCCAGACGTTCGACGCAAAGCGCGCGATGACGGGCACGCCAACACAGAAGGGATTGATCGAATACGCGGCCGGGATGCTGAAGTCTGGCGACTTCCTACCGAATCCGCAGTCTGCCCTGTGCTCGGAGAAATTCTGCGCACGTTACTCCACCTGCATTTTTCACGACTAACAGAGGACTCCTCAGATGGCAACTCAACTCTCTGCACTGAAGACTGACGGCGCGGCCGTCGCCAAAAAGCCGAAGACGATTTACGACTTCCTGACCGGCGATGACAAGGTCAAGACGGCGATCGCGGCCGTCGCGGGCCAGTACATGACGCCGGAGCGCTTCCTGCGTCTGGCCGTCAACGCCGTGAAGAAAACGCCGCGCCTGCTCGAATGCGACCCGCAATCGGTGCTCGGCTCGTTCATGGCGTCGGCGGCGCTCGGGCTCGAACCGAACACGGTATTGCAGCAGGCGTTCCTCATTCCCTACGGCGTTCGCGGCAAGCTGCCCGGCACGAACGAATGGGGCATCACGCACTACGACTGCCAGTTCCAGATCGGCTATCGCGGTTTCGTCACGCTCGCGCACCGCTCCCCTCACATTCTCACGCTCGAAGCCGAAGCCATCCACAAGGGCGACCACTTCAAGCACATGAAGGGCTCGAAGTCGTTTCTCGAATACGAGAAGGCGCTCACCGAGCGCGGCGAACTGATCGGTGCGTTCGCGTTCTCGAAGCTCGAAGGAGGCGGCGAAGCGGCGACCATTCTCCCGCTGGAGGAGATCCACAAGATTCGCTCGCGCTCGGAGACGTATCAGGCGCTCCTGCGCGGCGCGGACAAGCAGGGCCTGAAGGACTGGGAGAAGAAAAAGGCTGAAGAGAAGCTCGCCGGTACGCCGTGGCTCATGTGGGAAGACGACATGAGCGCCAAGTCCGCGATCAAAAAGCATTCGAAGCAACTGCCGATGAACCCGGGCGACGCGATGGCCGCCGCGGTATCGCTCGATGCCGACCGCGACGACGGAAAGACGATCGACATGGCCGACCTCGCCGACGTGGACAAGATGCGCGCGGTCATGGAAGACGGTGACGTGCCGCCCGAAAGCACCGAAGCGCCCGCAGCGCTCACCAACGAGCAAGGCGGCGAGACGCTGGACTTCGGCCGCGCGCAGCAACGCGAGAAGGTGGACGTGGGCCACTTCAACGCCCAGCAGCGCACGGCATCCGCAGCAGAACTGCATGCGGCGGCCAAGGCCGGTGCAACGGACGTACAGGCCACCGACAAGGGCGAAGCGCCGAACGGCGCGGACGCGCTCGAAGCGCAGATCAAGGCCGAGACGAACCCCGACGAGCTTGACCTGCTCGCCGACCAGATCCGCAGCCTGCCGGCGAAGGACCAGCCCCGTCTGAGCAAGGCATACCGCGGTCGCGTGCAGGAACTGAGCAACGCGACCCAGCAACAAGCATCTTTCAGCATGGAGTAAAGAATGAAAATTCAAGAACTGAAGGTCATCAACACGTTCGGCGCGCGCTTCGTTGACATGGCACTGCATACGCCTATCACCCTCTTCGCGGGCCGTAATGGCGCGGGCAAGTCGTCCATTCAGGAGGGCGTCCGCATGGCGTTCTCGGGCGACACGACGCGCGTGAAGCTGAAGAAAGACATGCCGCTGATCGTGTCCGAGGGCGCGAAGTCGGCGGGCGTGCAGGTCATCACCGACGAGGGCACGGCGTCGATCAAGCTGCCCAAGCACACGCACGCCCTGACCGATGGCTTCGAAAAGGGCCTGCCGGATGCGCTGCCCTACGTGCTGAATGCGCAGCAGTTCGCCCGCATGAAAGAGGACGACCGCCGCACGTTCCTCTTCGGCCTGACGAATAGCCAGGTCACCGAGGAGGCCCTGAAGCGCATGCTCGCCGAGGCCGAATGCGACCCGGCGCGCGTCGCGCAGACGCTGCCCATGCTGAAGTCGATCACCGGCTTCCCGGCCGCCGAGAAGTTCGCCGCGGGCAAGGCGACCGAGGCGAAGGGCGCGTGGCGCGCCATCACAGGCGAGACCTACGGCTCGGTGAAGGGCGAGTCGTGGGAAGCCGAGAAGCCGACGGTCGATCAGGATGCGCTGGACTACTGGCAGCAGGAGGCCGGAAACCGTCAAGAGGACCTCAACGAGGCGCTGGAGGCGCTCGGCGCGCTGAAGGCGGCCCGTACCCAGCACCTTAACGACGCAGGCCGCCGTGAGGTACTCCAGGCCCGCGCAGGCCGCATTCCCGACCTGCAATTGGCCGTGAACACTGACAAGATCGCGCTCGCGGAACTCGAAGAGAAGCTCGCCGGGCTCGAAACGGCGGCCGGCGAAGCGCCGAAGGCTGGCATCGAGCACGACTTCGCTCGCGCCGTCGAATACGCGCTCGATGCGCTGGGCGACGACCAACGCGCCAGCATCAAGAGCGCCGTGGCGAAGCTGAGCGCGCCGTATGCGACCTATGTGGCGAAGTTCGGCGTGCCGAGCAACTCGGGCGACGAGGATGCACGCGCCGCGCTGCCGGAACTGCGCGCGAAGGTCACCGCGAAGAAAAACGCCGTGCAGACGAACTCGCGCGCCCTGAATGAATGCGAGACGGCCCGCGCCACGCTGGCGCAAATGAGCACCGCCGAAGAGGTCAGCGAAGAGTCGATCGCCGAAGGCGAAGCCATCGTCGCGAAGTTGCAGGCGCACCTGAGCGAGGCGCAGACCGAATTCAACAAGGTCATCGCCATCCGCGATCAGGCCGACGCATCCAGCAAGCGCACCGCCGACGCGCTGGCCGCGCATAAGGACGTTGCCGAGTGGACGAAGCTCGCGAAGGAACTGGGCGCAGAAGGCATCCCGGCGCAGATCCTCGCGAAGGCCCTGAAGCCGATCAACACGGAACTGCGCAAGTCCGCGCTCGCGACCGGCTGGCGTCAGGCGTCGATCAATGCGGATATGAGCATTACCGCCGAGGGCCGCATCTATGACCTGCTGTGCGAGTCCGAGCAGTGGCGCGTTGACGCGATGATCGCGGAGGCTATCAGCAGCATTTCCGGGCTCGGCGTGCTCATGCTCGACCGCGTGGACGTGCTCGAAATCCCGGCCCGCGTCGAACTGCTTCTCTGGCTCAATGGCCGCGCCAACGAAGGCACCCTCACGAGCGCCCTCCTCTTCGCAACGCTGAAGGAACTCCCGAAGGGTCTCCCCCCGACCATTCACGCCGTCTGGCTCGAAAACGGCGAAGTCGCCAACCAGACCGAGCGCCTCGCCGCATAACGAAACCGGGCCGCCACGCGCGGCCCATCACTGGAGTAACACCGTGGCATCAGTAAACAAGGCAATCCTCGTCGGCAATTTGGGAGCGGACCCGGAAACCAGGTTCCTTCCCTCTGGCGACGCCGTGGCGAGCATCCGCCTCGCGACGACCGACCGCTACAAGGATAAGCAGAGCGGCGAAATGAAAGAGGCCACCGAGTGGCACCGCGTTTCGTTCTTCGGCCGCCTCGCTGAAATCGTGGGCGAGTATCTGAAGAAGGGCTCGTCCGTGTACATCGAAGGGCGCATCCGCACGCGCAAATATCAGGCGCAGGACGGCAGCGATCGCTACTCGACCGAGATCGTCGCGGATTCCATGCAAATGCTCGGCGGCGGCCAAGGTGGCGGCGAAGGCGGCGAGCGTCGCGAGCGCAGCAGCGGCGGCAATGGCGGCGGCCAGCGCCAGCCGCAGGAGCGCCAGGGCACCAAGGCTGGCAGCGCGGGCCGCACTGCGCATGGCGCAGGAGGCGGTTTTGAAGAAATGGATGACGATATTCCCTTCTAAATTCTGCTTCTAACGTAGATCGTTTGGCGGTAAAGTGTGCGCTGCGCAGAATATAGCGGCGCACACTACTTGAGGAACAGAAATTGAACAGCGTCAACATCAGCGGTACGACTCTCACCATCACCGACCCCTCAACGGGCGAGAAGCACAGCATCGAGCGCGATCATCTGCGCGCCCTGGTCTCAGAAGCGGCCGCGCACTGCCCGGACGCCGCATTCGCCGAAGTCCCGCAGGAACTGCGCGACCTGCTCGCCGACGGCGGCCCGGTAGCGCTCGAAGGCGTGAAGCCGCAGGTCATCGAACCGCAAAAGCCACAAGTGCTCGAAGTGCAGACCGCGCCGCGCCGCGGCGGCCTCATTCCGATGAACCGTGCGCAGCGCCGCGCCGAGGAGAAGCGCCGCCGCCGCGCGAGGAAGGCGCAGCAGAAGGCCATCCCGAAGGAAGTGCGCGACGCGTACCAGGCAGCGCTGAAGCAGCGCGCCGAGCAGGAGGCGCTCCAGGATGTTCCGTTCGCCGACCCGCGCAACGTCGGCAAGATCGTGAAGGGCTTCGAGCCGATCGTGAAGGCCATCCAGAGCCTGAAAGACGGCGTCGTGGCCTGCATGCCCGACGGCACCCCGCTCTACTTCGAAGCCGAAGACGGCGTCTATTACCCGGCCGTGGACTGCATCCGCGCCGTCACCGAGACCTTCGCGAAGCTCGGCCACGTCCACGACTGGCCGAACCACAACCACGGCCTCTCGCACCTTGCAAACCTGCTGGAGAAGGACGCGCCGATCCACCAGAAGGACATCGACGCCGCGATGAAGACGATCGAGTGGATGAAGTACTGCATGCTCACGGTCACGCCGCGCCAGTTCGCGCGCGAGGTCGTGGAAGTGCAGATCAAGGCCGAACTCAAGGACCAGGGCCTCGCAGCATGAGCCAGTCGAAGCGCGGGTCCCTCCTGGAAACGCTCACCAATACGGCCATCGGCCTGATTGTGTCGGTCATCGCGAATTCGCTCGTGTTCCCGCGCTTCGGCTTCCATCCGAGCGGCGTGGAGAACGTCGCCATATCGGTGATCTACACCGTCATTTCGATAGTTCGCGGCTATTGTGTGCGGCGCATGTGGAACTGGATCGGGCTGCGCCGTGCCGTTTAACTCGACGTTCAAGAACCCCGGCAAGGGGCTGAAGCGCAGCGGGTTCGCGCAGAAGCCCCCGAAGCCGAAGGCGAAGGCGATCGCGAAGGCGGCTGGCGAGCCCGTGAAGGCTAAGCCCCGCGCACGGCTGAAGACGAGCCGCCCACAGGCCACGCCGATCCGCCAGAGCGCGCGGCACGAGACATGCACCCTACGCCTGTTCGGCGTATGCAAGCCTGAGCCGGGCAACGTCGTATGGGCGCACTCAAACCGCGCAGAGGACGGCAAGGCAGGCGGACTAAAGGCTGACGACACGCGTGGCGCATACGCCTGCTACTGGTGTCACTGCGTCTACGACCGCCAGCACAAGCGCCCGCCCGGTATGACGCTTGAGTATGTAGAAGGCGAATTCACGCGCGGCATGGCTGAGTCAACAGAGATACTTCGGCGCAAAGGACTGCTGCCTGCATAGCTCCGATATAGCATGCTATATAGCACGCTATATTGCTATATAGCATGTGACGTAACACACATTCCCTCACCACACTCGCATTGCAAAGCACGTTCTGTCGCCTTATTATCTGCTCAGCGGGCAAATAAAAGGAGAGGCCATGCTTCTATGTGTTGGAGTATCTAAGGGCGGCGCTGGCAAAAGCACCGTCTGCCAAAACCTCGCAGCCGTGCGTGCATCGCTCGGGCATTCGGTAGCGATTCTGGACCTCGATGGACGCAGGGACGGGGACGGCTATGTGGGGCAGGCGACTAGCGCCAAGTGGGTCAGCCGTCGCAACGAGGATCAAGCGCTTCCGGCAGTGGGCATCGAAATGCTCGCGCCGCGAAATGGCGAGGACAACGCGGCGGCGCTGAAGCGGCAGCTTCCTGCGCTGGCCGAGCGCTACACCGACATATTCATTGACGTTGGCGGCAAAGATACCGATCTGCTGAGACTCGCGTTTGCCGCGAGTGATCGCGCCGTCGTTCCGCTCGTTCCGTCGCCGGCCGACCTCGACACGGTCCCCGACTTCGCCGACGTGGTGGAGGCCATTCACGAGGCGAGGGGAGAGCGGCGGCCCGTGCAGGTCATCCTCAACATGAGCAGCGGCAGCCCGCGCATGCTCAAAGAAATGCTGGAGGAGCTTCTGCCGTTTGAGGTCGCGCTGCCGGTCATGACGAAGCGCATCGGCACGCGCGTCGCGTTCAAGCGCGCCATGTCGGAAGGGAAGGGCGTTCATGAATTGACCGGCCGAGACTTCGACGCGGCCGCGGCGAATGAAATCAAGGATCTTTATCTGGAGGTATTCGGAAAATGAAACCAGCACGCCGAGCATCCATTCTCGCGGACCTCGAAAAGGCCGCGCCGATCGCGCAAGCAGCAGCACCCGCGCCCATGGGCCCGGCAAACGCCGTGGAGCCCCATGACGCCCCCGGCGAGGTCGCGCAGGCCCCAGCACCGCAGACGAGCGTCGCCAACCCCGCCACGGCCCCGCAAACGGTCGCGCCAAGCGCTCAATGGCGCACATTGCCGAAGAAGGTGGACACGGTTCAGTTCAACGTGCGCATCCGAACGGACCTTTACGAAATCCTGAAGGAACTTGCGACTTACTCGCCCGTTGACAGCATGACCAGCATCGCGGCGCGCGGAATCGAGAAAGAAATTGCGCTCATGCTGCACGAGCGCGGTGAAGTGCTGCGCTAGGGCAGAGCGGCTGCCCACGCAATGACCGACCACCAGGAGGGCATATGCAGGGACTCACAACGGCGCGCCGCGACTCGCGCGTGCCGGTAACGCACGTGGACAGCTTCGAACCCGACTACGAGACAGCCTGCGAGCAGTGTGGCGCCCGGCCCACGGTCACGGCTTGGAAGTACGGGCGGCTCTACCACCACACGGGGCGCTGCGGGCCGTGCTGCTGGGGCGATGATGCGATGGCTGACCCCAGGAACTGGGAGTGAGCAGCGGGCCCGCGTGGACCGCCTCCTGCAAGCTGCTTTTCAAAGCGGTTGATGACAGCGGGCGGCTCCACGCCCACGCGCGACAAGCCAGGCAGACAGGCGGTTATCCACAGGATTCTCGCGCGCGTTTTTTAAAACGTTTTTAAACCGTTTTTAGAGCGCTGGAACCCACGCCTGGCAAGGCTTTGCGGGGAGCTATTGGGACAAATTCCGATCATTGGTGGACAAAAACCGGTTATAGGGGGACAAAAACCGGTGAGGACGACCGTGCTATTGGGACATTTTCCGGTCGATATCCACAGGTGCGCTAGGCAACGTAAGTCTTCGAAAACATTGAGGTTATTCTGCGCGGGGTGCATAATGGGACAAACACACTCACTCGTCCCTTTTGATCGAATAATGTCCCAATCAGTCGCCGCGGAGTTTGCGCCCGACGCCATGGACGCGCTGCTGGCCGAAGCCGGGCCAGCGGCTGCGGCGGCTCAGTCGGCTCTCAGCGAGAGGCACGTCAACATGAGCAACGTTCTCATTCGCGCCGCACAGGGTCTCACGCTGGCGGAAAAGCGCATTGTGGCGTGCTGCGTGTCGAAAATCGACAGCAAGCGCATGCCAGACATGACGAAGCCGCTCGTCGCACGCATTTCGGCACTCGAATTCGCCGAGACGTTCAACATAGACCCGACGACGGCATATGAGGAACTGAAGGCGGCCGAGACGGCGCTCGCCGAGCGCTGGATTCGCTACGAGAAGCCCGGCCCGAAGGGCCCGAAGCAGGAAAAAATGCGCTGGGTAGGGCGCGCGACGTACTCGAAAGGCGAGGGCTGGATCGAGCTGGCATTCTGGCATGAGGTCGTGCCGCACCTCGTCGCGCTGCGCGAGCGCTTCACGTCATACAAGCTCTCTCAGGCCGCCGCGCTGCGCTCGATCTTCTCCTGGCGGCTCCTGGAACTGTTCGCGCAGTTCCGCGCGACGGGCCTGCTGCGTATTGATATCGAAGAGTTCGCGCACGCGATGGACGCCAGCGAGAGTTGCCGGAAGAACTTCAAGGACATGCGTCGGCGCATCATTGAACCCGCCGTCAAGGAGTTGACAGAGAAAGATGGCTATCAGATCGAATGGACGGTGCAGAAGGCCGGGCGCAAGGTGATAGGGCTGGAATTCCGGTTTGGCGCAGACCCGCAGCGACCGTTGTTCTAGCCATGATCGGAAATTGTCCCAATTCGGATGATCGGAAATTGTCCCAATAGAGGAGCCGTAATGAGCACGTCTTACAAAAAGGACGTCGTAGCGTGGGCGAACGAGCAGGCCGCGCTGCTGCGCGCCGGCAAGCTGACCGAGATCGATATCGAAAACATCGCAGAGGAAATCGAGGACGTGGGCAAAAGCGAACAGAGAGAACTCGCGAGCCGCATGGGCGTGCTTCTGGCGCACCTGCTGAAGTGGCAGCACCAGCCCCATATGCGCTCGCGTAGCTGGGAAGCGACGATCAGGGACCAGCGAACCATGATCGGCAAGCGGCTCAGAAAAACGCCCAGCCTTAAACCGATGCTGACCGACGAGGACTGGATCGCGGAAATGTGGGGCGATGCCCGCCTGGATGCCGGGAATGAAACCGGGCTAGGCTATGCGCATTTTCCCAGCGAGTGTCCGTGGCCGCTCGAACAGGCTCTCGATGACACGTTCTGGCCGGATTGAAGGAGACCCCATGACGAACCCGTATCTCGCAGGACTTGAACTGGTAAAGCAGCACCCCGGCACAAGCGGCCAGGGCGCGATCGCGAAGTGCATCCTTTCGCTCTACAACTCGGCGCATGCGTTCTCCATCGGCGAGGTTCTCGGCCCGCTCGATGACCACTACACGGCGGTCGTGCTGGCGATGGTGGCTGAGTATGCAGCGAACGGTGAAACGGCGGAACTGCGGCAGGCTGGCGAATGGGTATGCCGCGAATTCCCCGGGCTGCTCGAACTATCGAAGGCCATGCACGACGCTAAATACGAAGTGCGGGCCCGATGGGAGCGCGAGCGCGAGGAGGAGGCGCGTCGCCTCTATCCCGACGAGGCGTGAGGCCAGAAGCGATGAACAAGGAACGTCGAAAAGCTGTTGCGAGGATCATTGAGCAGCTTGGCGCGGTGCGCGATGAGCTTGACGGGATGTTCAGTCAGGAGCGCAATGACGATGCGGCCGACGCACTGGAGTCGGCCTCGGACCATATCGAGATTGCGATTGACGCGCTCGAAACGACGCAGCCACAGTCCGGTTGATAATTCTTTTTATGTCAAATTGAATCCACGCGCCTCGCAACGAGGCGTTTTTTCTGCTTAAAATTCTTTGCCAAAAGCAGAAACATGGGATAGACTGCTTCTCATACAGAAACGAACGAGGAGCAGCAAATGACCATCTACTACCGCCCGCGCGTCACCAGCGACGAAAGCGTCCGCGCCCGTATCGCCGAGAACGCAAAGAAACACGGCTTGACGCTTTGTGAAGACGGCAAGATTCCGGCGTCTTGCCTGGTCCTGATCGCGTACGAGCGCTACACGTCCGACTACAGCGCCGAGCGCGAGAAGAAGCTCGTCGTGTACACCCGCCACACGGGAACGCGCACCTACCGCGCCGCATACGCGACGCTCGAAGCCGCCGTCGCCGGCGCTCGCAAGATCGAAATGGCCTATCAGGGAGCCGCCAAATGAACGAGCGCGACGCAATCGAATACGCGACCGAACACGGGCTCGCCGTCGGCGTCGATTCTGAGCGCCGCGTCCTGCTGAAGGGCAAGTGGACTCGCATCAAGTCCTTCCGCGTCGGCTCGCTGGAGCGCGGCTACCGCACCCTGGTCCTGCAAGAGGACCGCGCCACGTGGAAGGTCAAGGGAACGGACCATCTGATTCACCGCCGTGGCGCAGCCATCAAATTCGTCGTGGACCTTATCGCTGGAGCCGCCAAATGACTACCCTCGCCCGCCACGCGGAAATCATCAAGCATGCGCTCGGCATGAACGGCCACCGCCGCCAGGACTGGGGCACGAGGAACCACTTCAGCACGTACGAGAGCAGCGTCGATTACCCGCACCTTCAGGCCATGGAGCGCCTCGGCCTCGTTGAGCGCGTGCCCGGCCTCGCGTCCACGAGCGGCGCGCACCACTTCCGCGCAACAGACAAGGGCGTCGCGGCGATCGGCTTCGAGCGCTCGTTCAAAGGCTATCTGCGCCCGCTCGCCTGAGTCGGGACGACACGATCACCACAGGGTCGCGCGGCGGCCCGCTACAGACACAGAAAGGCAGTAGAAGATGAGTCAGGAAGATATCGCGCAGGCCCATGAAGCGTTCGACTGGGCACTGAACAACCGCCCGCGCACGCTCGCTACGACGTTCGCGCCGGCAGACAAGGGGTACGGCCCAGCGACGTGCAACGGGCGCGTTCAGCGCACCGCGCCGGGCGTGCAATTGGAAGATGACTGCGGGGAAGAGTTGCCGCCCCTGCGTCGCGCAATGGGGCGGCATTTGTGCGTCGGCTGCCAGGACTTACTTGAGCGCGGCAGGCTGCGCCGGTAGCTTCGAGCAGGCCGTCACGGCGGCCAGCAGCGCATCGTCCCAGTCCGAGCGCACCTTGTGATCGAGCCACAGCTTATCCGCGACCTGCGAACCCGACCCGGTGAGCAGGTCGTTGTCATTCAGGAGCGGCTGATACGGCTGCGGGATCTCGGACACGCACGGGACCGGCACTTCCTTCGTGACCGCCACGGTTTCCGTGTGCATCAGCGGCGGCGCAGTCGGCGCGACGGCGCACGCGGCCAGCGCCAGGCTACATGCTAGAGCGCAGAAAAGCGATTTCATCGTCGCAACTCCCCTCGTTATTCGCTGCACGAGCTTGCAGCTTGTTGATCGTCGCTGCGTCGGCATTCTGCTTCGCCTTCGCGGCGGCCAGCGCGAGCTTGGCGTTCGCCTCCACCACAAGCGCATCCTGCGCGGCCTGGTTGATCGAGTCGCTCTGCGCCTTCAGTTGCGCGACCAGATTCTGGTTGTCAGCGTTGAGGGTCTCGGCCTGCCCCTGGATGATCTTGAAGTTGGCGGCGTACTTCGCGGCGAGCGCCTCCTCGTCCTTCAGCTTGACGTACAGAATCAGCGTCAGGACGACGACCAGAATCAGGCACAGGAACCCGACGATGTCCGCCCAGTACTTCGCGATGAAGGGCCACCCCAGCGCGCGCAGGCCGAGGCCGAGCGCCGCCGTGACGCCGCCGCCGATCAGCGCGTGCAGCCAGTGCGAGAGGATGAAGCCCAAAATTACAGTCATTGATTACCCCCGTTATCAGGCTTTGACGGCCCCTCACCCGCCGCGCGCTTTGCGAGCGCGAAGCCGATGGCCGGGATAAGCGTTGCGCAGCCTGCGGCGAACGCGCCAAAGAATGTCGCGAGCGCCGTCGAGAAGACGGCAACATCGAGACCGTGGTGCATGAACTGGTAGCCGCCCCACGCCACAATCACGCCGATGCCGCCGAGGCCGCCGATGGCGAACGTCATGCCGAACAGCAGCGCGAGCACGCGGATCAGGTCATACGATTCGCCATCTGTTTCCGTGGTGATATGGCGCATGACCTTCGCGAGGCGCGGGAAGCGCGGCAGCCACTGGTTGACGAAGCCCCACATGTCAGCACCCCAGCGACGCGCACGCCGCGGCGTACAGCGTCAGGCGCTCAGGCATGCCGTTCGGCGTGACCGGCGAGTTCGGATTGCCGCAGTTCACGGCCTTGCTGAGCATCGTGAACTCGCGCAGGTCCGCGTACTGGTTCAGGTTGTTGTCCGACCAGAACCACGCGGCCGACAGCGCGGCGTTCGCGGGCTGAAGCAGCAGGTCCGGGTTGTTCACCACGTCGATGTTCATCAGCGCAGCGCAGCGCGCATACCCTGCCAGGCCAGT